TACTGGGGTCTGCATATAAAAATAAATTACTGTCAACTATCAATGATCGTTTTTTATTTTGTTTTTGTGTTTGAATAGCATCGTATCGTAATTTTAAATGTGCGCCTTCTTTTCCGTGCTCATGCACAAATCCCTGTATAAGAGCTACATCACATGGTAAAATATTCATGCCAGTATGTTTAATTGCATGATCTCCGGCTTGAATAACTCCTTGACAAAAATAATCGAGTATCATGGGTTTTTCTAGATTATTGTTCTTAGGCGGAATTCCTCCGTAGTACGCAACCGCAGTTAATTTAGACATGATATTTGTTAACTATCTTTCCGGCTGTGCCATTAACTAGTTCATCATATGTAAATTGACTATAACTTAGTACTGATAACCAATTTGCTAAATTAGGCCTATACAAATTATTAATATCAGATAAATTATTTCTACTTACATAATTAGTAATGTGTTTATCTAATGTAATAACTGGTATACCTGCCCAAATAGATTCAGTGGCAGCATTTGAATTGATGTTTACAACACAATAATAATCTTCATTTAGCAGTTCATGAAACAATTTTGGTCGTTGTTTTTTAGGAGCCTTTTCACGAAATACAATAGGTTTGTCAGTGTATTTTCTAAGCTCTGCTTCTACATTGTATCGCCACGTAGTCATGTCTACATGAAATATTTTAGCCGCAAATGCTCCAGGTTCTATTACTAGAATTTTCTCTCCGTTTTCTCTCCACGGTTTAGGAAAAATTTTAAAATTACTCAGTCTATCAACAGGAGCATTGAAAAAATCACCGTAGTGCAAATGACTACGTACAAGCCTGTGCCATTTTTTGTTTGGTTCTAAGAAATTAGTATAACCACTATCTATAAACCAAAATGGATAATTATTATCTATTTTAGTTACTAGTAGATCTTCATTACCTACAGTATTTCTAATTAGGCAATCTTCAGTATTATCATCAACAAATGTTTTTCTTCTAACAAATGTCGAGTTTGAGTTTAAATTAAATCCAACACTTTTAACAAAATTAATCTTCTTATGTTTTTGATATAGATCAAAAACAACATCTTCACCTATAGTTGTTAACACTCGATCTATATTTTCAAAGAATAATTTATAGTAGTGTTTTTTCCTAGCAATAATCATTGCCTTTGCATTGTTGAAATACTCATCATAATCTTCAACAATTGCTTTGTGAATTTTTTTCTTATTTTTAGGAATATCTTTTTCAGGTTTATATTTGACAGACTGTGTTCGTTCTACAAAATCATTTATTGCCATGTCTGTTCTAAGAAATTCTATTTTAGAAAACTGATAGAATTTTTGATCGTTACAAAATACTTCTACAAGAAAATGAATTATTTCTTTGTCATTTAGCAGTAATTTCATTTTTTAAAATATTCCATGCTGCGCCATTAGTCATTTCTTCTATAGTAAATTGACCGTAGGCTAAATTGTAACACTGACGTTTAATTGTAGATTCGTCTGGTTTAAACGGCGTCATTAATTGTGTCAGGTCAGTGCTGACTAACGGACTAGCTGCACATGGTACTGCTACAAACGCTGGTATACCATATAATACCGACTCTAAACTTGCAATACTGTTAAAAGAAACAGTAGCGTATACGCCACTGTCAAATGCATCATATATAGAATATTCGTGATTTCGATAGACTCGAGATCCCTTTTCTCTTATCTCAATAGGCATGTCAGTTTGACGTTTAATTATTTCAGTCGTTGACTTGATCCATTCTTCGCAGTTAATGCCGAACGAATTACATGCTTTAGGATTAGGTAACACTAGTAATATTTTATTACCAGGTTTCTTCCAACCTTTCCATTCTAATCTAGGATCTTGCTTGACTAGTGCATTCCATCGATCAGCTGGCACATCTCTAATAACATCATGTTGCATTTTATTTTTAACAATTCTATGCCACAATTTTTTACCACTAGGATTACCTACAGATGGAAAGTTTCCAAGATATCCGGTATCAATATAATAACAATCTCTGTTGCATTCTGCACATTGATCCATTAGATGTTTTTTAGTAATGCCTCTAACTACAAACGGCAACGTAGACTCAAAATCGCAAGTTACACCACCTCGTGTACCTTTTGCGAATACTTCTTGTAAATTTATATCAGCCATTAAGCCCTCGTTGTAAACAGTACTCTGTATAGATTCTTTCTTTATGCCACTCGTTGGCAAAGTTTCCTTGATCAGAAAATTCATGGAAACATGGCGTACCTAATGTATAGTGTACTAATTTAGCATGGGGATTCCAGTCGTATTCAACATCTAACCAGTTCCATTCTTTAGGAAGTTCTCCAATTAGATCATCAGTGAGCCAGGTAAATCTGTGGACCTGTGCTCCTGTTGCTGACTGTACAAATTCGGGGGTAACTCCAACATTAGCGGGGTGCCCGCAATTCCATAAGATGACACTTGACCAATTCTTTCTAGGATAATTTTCATTTTTTGCTCCGAGATATTTCTCAGCCATCTTAGTTTGATAATCATGTTTAACAACCATAACTGCTTTTGTGTCATCACGCATCTCCCATAGTTCGTTAATATCATCACGTACTATCATATCGCCGTCGATAAAGATAGCCCAACCTTTGTAGTTCATTAAATGAGGAACTAAAAATCTTGAGTATATAAAATGATTACTACCGTCGGTATGTTTTTCGTCGTATCCCTTTAGTGCATTTAATGCAAGAGGATTTAGTGCTACAGGTTGACTACTTCTTCTAATAATACTGTTTGTACATACATGATATGCAATAGCTTCGCGCGGATCGTATCCGATAAAAATTGGAATCATTTTCTTTCTATGTCCTCTTCAATACAATTTTCCCCGTATTGTATTTCAACTACTTTAACAGGTACATCATACGGATTAGTTAGTTGGTGCCATTCAGTAACAGGCACACAATATTCATCATGTGTTTGTAAAATAACAGGCGGTAATATATACCCGGTATCCATTGTTCTGTTTACAATAGCTTGCCCTTCACTAACAATCCAATATTCTGCACGTAAATTATGACGTTGCATGGATAGTTGTTGTTTAGGTTCAACTGTTAATTCTTTAACTTTCATACCAAAAACTTCGTGTAGTACACGATAGTATCCCCATGGACGTTCTGTTCTAGGAGCCTTCCATTCTTCTAATATCCAACTGCTACTGTTTGCTTTGTTAGTTCCACCTACACCAAAAACAAATTCTACATCGTCAAATACCATCTCCGGAATATTGTCTCTAGTACGATCGCCGCCGTTGGCAAAGATAATATGATCCCTAGGAAACATTGCCTTTACTTTACGAATAGCATCAATAGCACTATTATCAGTGTCGTCAAATTCTATTACTTTGTGTACTTGATAGATATTTTCAATAATGGCTTTGCGTTCACATGCAGGCATAAAAGATCTGCCTTTTTTGCGTGTAAGCCAATCGTCACTGTTTACGCCCACAACTAATAAATTACCTAGTTGTTTGGCTGCTTTAAAATAAGCAATGTGACCAGAGTGTAAGGGATCAAACCCACCTGTTACTAAGACTATTTTCATAGTCTTATTTATATGGGTGTTTTATTTGATTAATTTTTCTTAAGAATAAATGTCAAACTATTCCAGCCTAGTAAGGGTAATCCAAATGCATTGACTATTTCTTGTTGTGCTGGAATAATGCTGTTTTTAAAAAATTTTAAATTAGTTTTAAGAAACAGTTTACCGTTTGGATTTAAATGTTCAAACATTTGATTTTTCCATTCTATCCAATCGTCGGATTTATAATAACCATCTTCTTCGTCAAACACAGTTCTAGATGCAACAATGATGTCGTATTGTTTAGGTAATACAATCTTTTCTGATTTTTTAATTACTAATTCGAACAGGTCAATATTATAGTGTTTATAAAGATCACTAACTGGCGAACTAATTATCTCTGGTACTTCTGTACCATACGCATCATGTCCATACTCTGAACACAATTTAAGAAACAACCCTGGACCTGCGCCTACATCTAAAATGCTTAACGGAGGTGAGTCTTTTAATTTTAAAAAATTAACTATAGAGATAGCATCTCCTAGTTTTCTAATGTCTGGAGGGAAATAACCTTGAGAAGTGTAACCAGCTGTTGGATTCTTTTCAAGCCATTCAATAACAAAAGAATCGTATAATATCGATTTTGCACACCTCATATCGTCATCTGATATTATCATAGACGATCTATCTTGTCTATATTTTGCATTATTAAAGGGTTGCATCTTCCATTCCTGCTACTCTGAGCTTAACTATATTAGTGAGTTGCCACTGTTTTTGATCAAGTGCTTTAGTAATACCTAACCACTTGTTTCTTAGCAATGCAAATTCGTTAATAATTTTTTCAAAATCAACCACATCAGACTCGCCTTCTACAAACTTTTCACAGTCTCTAGAAGACAATGCTCTTTGATAGTTTTCTAAATACTTACGAAAGTGTTGACTCTTAAGTCTACGTAATTCAATATTTAAATATTCCAAAATTGCTTCAATCTCTTGTAGCTGATTAAATCGTTCTTCCACAATGCCGGGCATCCTGGCAGCGGCCTTTTCAATGTTCCCCGCTATGCGAGCATCTGTCTTTGCTGCCTGTAATTCAAGATCAAAGTGTGCCACGGCATCGGGAATGTACGAAATGTCTTTTGAAACTTTTGTATACCAACTCATAGATTATTCGTCATCTTCGTATGAATCTAAATCTTCTTCGTCTAAATCTTCTTCTTCACTATCTTGATCAAGATAAAAGTCAATAGCGTTATCTAGGTCCTCGTCAAATCCACTAGCAGCAGCCATAGTTTTATCACTAATTCCATGATCAGCTAGTAGATCAACATATCGTTCTGCTAGAACGTCAAGTACCTTTTTATCCGCATACTCTTTGAAAAGTAACCAAATATCACCAATATGATTTTCATTCATGTTCTACAATTTCTCCAGTTTCGAGGTCAATGTTAGATTGTACTGCAACAGCGTCATCAAATGCAAGCATGATTTTATCCAGGCCGCCTTCTTCGTTGCGTTCCCATTCTTTGCGATACATCTTTAACTCTGTATCATCCTTAGAAACGTATTTAAGTCTATTGCCATCTTTTGTAAGAATACCTTTTGCTTCACACAGGTCAACCATACCACTGTAAGGACTCATACCTGTAGCATAAGGAATCTCAACTTGAACTGATTCAAATGGTTTAGCATAACGAGTTTTCATAATCTTACAGGCTGCACGGATACCGTTAACAGTTGTAGTCTTATTACCATCTGCGTCTGTTTTCAATTTTAATTTACGCATAGCAACTACAATACTGCTGGCATAGATAAAACCTTGGCCACCTGAGATCTTGTCATCTGGGTCAAACATGTCTTGTGACGCATAGGTATGATTGGTACAAACTAATCCAACATTGTAGCTACCAAACATGTTTACACAGTTACGAACTAGCGAGGTAAGTGCTTTAGGTTTACGACCCATATCACCTTTCATTTCGCCTGCTTCGAACTGATTAACGTCTGTCGGAGTCAACAACATGCCCAATGAGTCAATGACAAACAGTACCTTAGGACGAGTTGCTTCATCCATTGTTTTGTACTCTTTCATGAATTCACTAATGGTTTTTGCCACGTCGTCAATCATAGCCATGTTGAGCTTTAACAATTTTTGTTCACTTGTATCAACGCCTAGTGCGTGAAGCCATTTCTCATCAAGCGCATTTTCACTATCAACAAGGATAACATAAATGCCTTGTTCTTGTGCGTTGCGAATTAGATTGCCAGAACACACATAACTTTTGCCAGCGCCTGACTCGCCAGCAAATACAGTAACTTTGCCCAAAGGAATGCCTTTGTTAAAGTCTGCACTAATAAGATAGTTTAAGGCATAATTACCTG